CAAAAGAAGATCCAACGGGAACGGGTGAAGAATCACACCAACATTGCACAGGGGTTAGTACCACCACCGCCTGAAATGATCCCGCCGTCTGATCCGATGCAAAATACACCAAATTAGGATAGGTTCTGATAAGGTGTATTTACAATACTTATTCAGGATGCCTAATGCCATTCACTAAAGCCCAACTGCAAAACATCATGATGCATCGTGGGCAGGCATTTGTACCACGCGACAAGCTCAACTATGCAGGGCGTGTATGCGAAACGTACCTGCGTAAGAAACTTTATCGGTTCGAGGATCGCGTTGCACTTGACTTGTACAACCGTCTTAAGCGCGTCAATAGCAACATCCGCGATTATGCGCTACAGACTGCCGGACAGTTGCGGCTTACGGAGATAGGCAACACATCAGACAGCATCGCGTTTAGGCGTATGGTGTCTCAGTATGCCACCGCACAATTAACCGATTTTGCGGGGGTAGCCGCGCGGGTGAGTTATCAGTATGCCTCTATCGCTTATGCCGCTGGATGGTATGGGCGCTTATGGCAAATTGACGAAGCGTCCCATCGTGATAAGCGCGTAAAAATAGAACGTCTTGCCTCGAATAAGGTTGCACAGGCGATCTTACAACCGGGACTTACAGAGGCGGTTGACAATGCGACTTACGACTATATCGGCAGTGAATGGCAAGATGTTTATCTAACCGCTGTCAATACGAGTATCGTTAAGCTCAAACGGGTACTGAATAATACGGCACAGCAACCGGCTAGCGTGTTAGCTGTCACACAAAACATTAGCACCGTGCTAGGCGTGAATGCCAAACCGAAAGACGCGGCAAAGGGGTTGTACAACGCGGTATCCTTACCCGCGCGTACTGCGATTGTGCGATCAGCTAACCATGCTAGTGCAGAGGCCTACAAAGCCAATACAGAAATGTTACTTGGCTGCATGTGGGTGACAAGTAACGATAACCGTGTGTGTCCTGAGTGCCAAAGTCACAATGGGCAAATATTCGTCATCAATTCGCTCATTGGCATACTGTTATTAGGCTTACCGCCTGATGGCAGTCATTCTGGTTGTCGGTGTTTTATCATCCCGTTGGTAATACCGGTAGACAACCCAAACGAACCACCTGCCGACGATATGGGCGAATGGTTAGACGAATACGGGTTCTATGATGAACTTGATTTCTTCATGCAAGATACTAGATTAGAGAGTACGCAACTATGACGACTATCCTCGTAGAGAATATTGACTTAAGCGAAGCCCGATTTGACACCGCAACCAATGAATTGCGAAACGTCGGGCTTATTAAAGCTGGTAAGTCTCTTAATAACCGTTTTTATAGTGAAGATGTCTTGAAAAAGGCAACCCCTATATTCGAAGGGAGCCGTGCATTTGACAGTCACGCCAAAAACAGGAAAATGGGTGAGCTGACTGGATGGTATAAAAATGTGCGCTATGAAAACGGCGGTATTCGCGCAGATCGGCAGTTCTTACCTACTACGTCAGGACGTGATGTCATGGTTGTGGTAGAAGCCATCCTTAACGGTGCACCGCGCAGTTTAGCGGGATTATCTATTAATGCCGCAGGTGACGCTAAAATGCAGAAAATGGACGGGCAAGATATGCTTGTTGTTGAAAGCATAACCCGCGCATTTAGCGTTGATGATGTTGTAGACCCGGCAGCAGGGGGCAGTTATACGGAGTCAGCTAGTAGTGACGAAATGCTTGCCATGGTTCTACATGAAATGACCTTTGAAGAATGGTTCCAAGCCCGTCCTGAGTACGTTAAGCGTGTTCAGAACGAGATGAAAACAGTACGCCAAGACGAAGCTCTCAAGGCGGCGAAAGCTGATGCTGAGAACGCGCGTCAGGCGTTAACAGAAGCGCAAAATGAACTAAACACCTTACGCGCAACACACGAGGCTACTCATACCGATCTGGTATCAGTAAGGCGTGAATTGGCGATTGAGAAGGCGTTACGGGCGGCACGGTTGCCACCTGTTTACGAAAGCGACTTGCGCGAAACATTAACCAAACTGCCAGAAGGCGAATGGTTAGCACGGATTGACATTGAGAAAAAGAAAGCCCAACGCAGCACACCTACCCGTACCGTGGTCACGGGCGCAAGTCAGCAAGTGTCTCCGCAAATCGGGGCATTTGTAAAACGTGACCCGACGCAGGAAATGCGCGAGGCGTTGGCTACAGTTCAATCCCCCGAAGACTTACAACGCATACTAGGACAATAGGAGAATTTATAATGACTGTTACAGCTTCTAACGCTGTTGCAAATATTCCAATGGTGGAAGACGACGTTTACGTTTACGGAAACGCCAACGCGACCACCAACGTAATCAACCCCGGTGACTGGGTGGCATGGTCGGGCAGCGGTATTATGGCTGCTGAAGATGCCAACGCATGGTATAAGGTGTCAGGCGCAGGCATTGCCCTCGACAAAAACCCCACACAGGATCGCGCCGGACGTACTGTTGTTAACTCAGCACTCATCATTTCAACGCGCGGCCTCTTTTTGGTATCCGCATCCTTCAGCGGTCGCCCTCTACTCGGTGTTCATGCCTATCCTGTTACCACAGGCAGCGGTGTTAATGCGAGTACAGGCGTAACGGGTGTTGGTTCTACATGGAACACTGCCGTACCGGTTCAAATTAGCGCCAATCCGACAGGCGGCACACCTTCAGGCGTAGCGCAAGTGATCGCCTCTTATCCAACGTCCGGTTTAGCTGGGACGGGGCAATTGCTTATCCGTCTCATGCCTGTCGCCCCTAGCTGGTACTAAGGAGAAAACAACATGGCTATAAAAGAAAACATCCAAGCAACAACCGTATTCAAGGTACTAGATGTACAGGCGGGGCGTATTGAAGAGGTTAAACCGGAAGTCAAGCGTACTAACTTGACTGAAGACATGATTCCCTTCCCCCGTGACCGACGCGGACGCATTACCGTTGACCCTGAAAAAGTTGACCTGACAGAAGCCGAACTGAGCACCTATAACTTCCCTGACGCATTGCGCGTAGGGTTACAGGTGGACTTATTCACAGGCTACAATGAAACCCCTGTGACCTATCCGCAGTTTGTGCGTGTAGTCAACAGCGATAAGCAGCAAGAAGAATACCTATTCGATGCGGCTATCGGTTTGCCCGGTATTGTGAACGAAGGTCAACCGTATCCTGAAATCGGCACGAACTTTGACAGCGGTTTGATTATCAAGAATGCCAAACGCGGCTATATCATCCCTGTTACTGAAGAGATGCAGCGTTTCGATCAGGTCGGCAAGGTGCGCGAAATCCCCGACTTGCTAGGGCGTGCTATGCGACGTGGTGAAGAGCAAGACGTGATGAACATCATCACCACAGCGGCTAACTATGTTCGCAGCAACACCACAGGCGACAACGACGAAGGTGCGAATACCGCTGCGACCACGTTTAGCGCTACCGGCTTGATTACCGCGTTTAATGTGCTGCGTACTATGAAAGATCGCACTTCAGGTCAATACTTGAACGTATCACCGGATACCCTGATTTGTGGTCCGAAACTATGGTGGGCAGTTAATCAGCTTTTGAATGGCGCAACCGGTAGCCGTCAAGGTGGTAACACCACAAACGAAGTGTACGGTACAAGCACTATCAACAGCTTCTTTAACGCGGTGAGTACCATCATCGTGAGTCCTGAGTTTAGTTCGTCTTATGCGTGGTGGATGGGACAAAGCAAACGTGCTGTCACGTTCCAACGCGTTGACCCGATCACTATGATGGTCGAATCAATGGGTTCGCAAAGTGAGAACTATTTCCTGCGTGATGTGATCCGCTACCGCGTCCGTAACTGGTACGGTGTGGGTATGCGCGATGACCGTTTCGCCTATTTCTCAAGCTCTAGCGCTGCGCCATTGGTTGCTTAATCGCATTATGGGAGGGTTCGCCCTCCCCTTAGAAAGGATTCACAAATGGAACCAAATATGACTATTCTTGAATGGGCTGAAAGCGTATGCGAAACCGCCGACAAAGCTCATTTAGACGGTGACAACAGTCTGCAAGCACAGATCGGGCGTAATCCCGCGTTCAAGGTGTTCTTTGAAAACGTGCATAAGCTGCACAACATCCAAATCGCACAATTCCCGCAGTATTTCCCTAACCAATTCAAAGAACTGACCCGTTTGCGCGAAGACTACTTGAAAGAGGTTAAAATCTCCGAGTCTGTCGCACGCACTGACACCTTAGAAGCCCGTTTCGAAAAGCTCGAAACCGCGCTGATGTCATTCATTGAAAGTCAAAAGCAGACTACTAAGGGTAAGGGTAAACAGAAGCCCGTCACTGAAGATGAGACAGAGGAAGAAACCGCTTCTGAGGAGGCATAATGAATGTCATTTCGAATCCCTCCAATTTTCTACTGAGTGGGCAAACAGCAAGCGCGTATAGCTCCCCCGCGATGGATACCCGCGCGGGGTATCCATCAACGTACATCATGTATGTGGCAGGTGGTTCAAGCGCAGTTGTTAGTATTCAAGCGTCTCACGACGGGGCGGGATGGATGCCCGTTGCCACGTATACAGCGACAACGACCACCGCGACCGCACAAACAAGCGCCTATTATCCATTTGTCCGCGCACAGGTAAACGCCTGTTACAGCGCCGCAGGTGGTACGGGCAGCGCCTATCTATACTACGGAATAATTGTGCAATAATGCCACTGACTGACCTTCAAAAAGTACGCGTCAAAATCGCTGATAAGCCTATCGCTGAGAACTTAACGCGCTACGGCGATGGTACGGCGCAGGTGATCCAATTGGCACATGAAAATGTGACCACAGCAAGCGCTTACGTACCTTTGAACGGCACAGCATGGAGCGCCACCGGATGCACGTTTGACGCATCCGGCACGCTTTCCTTTTCCGGTGTTATTAGTGCTAACAGCGCCTACTATGTGCACTATATTCACACGGTATTTTCGGATGACGAAATTAGCGGCTTTCTTATTGACGGCGGCGGTTCTATTATTGGCGCAGCAGCGGAAGCCGTTGAGGCGTTGATGTTTGACAGTCTTAAACGAGCGCGTTGGATGGCAAGCGACGGCACCAGTTACGATGATACGAGCGCACAATCCATGTTATCGCGTATGTATGATGCTTTTCAAAAGCAGATTGAAGCCGAAAGCACGTCAGCCGGTTCGTTCGGTAGTTGGTCGATTAATCAGGGGGATTGGTAATGTTTAAACAGGGTGACATTGTTACATATACAGTTCCCGTTAATGCGGGTGTTTCCGCTATCCAATACGTAGGTACAGGACACTATCCCTATCAGCGCCCCGATATTCAGTCTCTAAACGGGATAACTGCCCTTGTCGAATTCGTTGAATACACACCGCATTACCCTAATGGGTGGGGATACATCTGTTCAGGGAATTATCAGATCGCGGTATCATGCCCTGACATTACACATTATTCAGGCTATATTAACCCTGAATTGTTAAAACGAAGTTGGTAACAATGGCCTACCGTAATCCTAGCGTGCCGCGCCTTGCTGCACAGACTACCGAAATCCTCAAGTATGCAGGTTTCACAGGCACATGGCGGCAGTACATTAGCGCCTCGGCGGGTGTGCCTGCTGCTGGTTTCGGGCAGTCGATGAGCTACCGTGAGCAAACGATAACCGCGATGCTCGGCGGACAAATGGGTAGCATCGTGACACCAAATATTCAGCGGCAAACGCCAATGGGGCAGTTAGCCGACGGCAGTTTACGGATTGTCACACAGCAACCGTTGACGGATAAGGACGAGTTTATCTGGCGTGGTGTTCGTTTCCGTGTTGATGGCAACTCGCAGCCATCGCAGTTAAATGGTTATTGGTTGAGCGTAATTAATAGGGGCGACAATTGACTAAAATTCTAGTGATCTCAGATATGGGTGTCAGTTCTGGGTATGGACGCATCGCCTCTGAACTATCCAACAACCTTGTCAAACGTGGCTATCACATTATGGGCGCGTCGCTGTCCTACGACGGCTTATTACCCGTTGTCTACGACGGCGAACCGCTACCTTACAACGTGGCAAGTTTGCAAGGGAAGCCGAATTGGCCTGATCTGGTGATGGCGCTTACAGGCGCGTATCAACCGGACGTTATTTTCGTGATACAGGATGCGCCTTATAGCGGTATTGTTCGCAGTATGCCGCTCGACTGGTCACGTATTGCTTTTGTCATGCTGTCGCCTGTTGATGGAGCGCCTATTCATCCTGATTGGGTGAGCACCGCGCAGCAATCGGACGCGTTGTTGACGATTAGCGAATTTGGCGTGAATGCGTGGGCTGATGCGGGTGTGCAGGCAGGGTTAGCACGTCCCGGTATCAACCCGAATAAATTTTACAAGATACCTGTCGAAGGACGCGCCAAGATACGCGAGGCGCTTGGCATTGCGCCGGACGCGTTTGTACTCGGGGTTGCTGCTCAAAATCAGGGGAGGAAGTCAATCCCGCAAATGATGAAAGCTTTTTTTGACTTCGCCAAAGACAAACCCGCATCGAGATTATTGCTAGACATGGATGAGGTTTCCCCCGCTGGATGGGATTTGCCATCCTTGTGTAAGCAGTTTGGGTGGGACGTTGGCAAAATCATATTTCGATCTGATGCTGTCAAAAGAGGTGTCACAGAACTACGAGACAGGTTTAATGTGCTTGATGCTCATAGTGTGTTAGCTTTTCGCGAAGGATTCGGGCTTCCAATATTAGAAGCAATGGCGTGTGGCGTGGTTAGTATTGCTCAAGACTGGTGCGCTGGCACCGAAGTATTAAAAGATGGGAGAGGGATATTAATCCCGCCTGTTGAATATTTTATGCCTTCAACTTGGGGAGGGGCATTGGATAAACTCCCAAATATTGAGGTAATGACTCAAAAGCTCCAATGGTTATACGATAACCCCGGCGAACGTTATGCTATGGCACAGCGGGGTATGGATTACGCTAGATCGTGCTCTTGGAGCATTGCTGTTGATAACACTGTGATTGCCATTGAAAAAGCACTCGCACGTAAGAAGCCTATAGAAGTGACTACCGCACCATTGCCAACTAGTGCTATAATGAAGATTATAGAACCAGTAGCACAGTCACCGGACGGCATGGCGCATCAGGTGGCGTTAGTGGAGGCGAGTTAGATGGCTAAGAAACCTGCAACCGTAGACGATACCCGTGAACCTATGAGCGAGTCACCCGCAGTATGGGAGACATCGAAAGAATGGACGGTAGGCGTTTTAGTCACCGCCGAATATTTTAACGCAAGCGCACGACTTGAGATGGCAGTTGACACACTCGTTAACAGCGACATTATCACCCACGGCGACGGCATTGTCACATGGCGAACCGGACACCTCGAACACGTTGCCAACCTGTACAAGGGCGATCCGGTGGAAACAGCGCGTAACTATGCCGACGATATTGCGGTGGCAATATCGTACAGCGCGGATGTGTGGGAGGCGTTGATTGCCAACAATTAGCGTTATCATTCCGGCTTACCAGCACCTAAACGAAGTGTTGACATGTCTCACGTCTTTACAGGTATTCGCTAGTAAAACGGTGGACATTCAATTCCTTGTACAGGACGATTGCAGCCCGTCGCTCGACTTCCGCGCAGTCTTACCGCCGTGCGCGTCGTCAACCGCTAGAAACCCTGTTAATTTGGGTTTTAGCGGTAATTGTAACGCAGGGGCAGCGCGTGCGAGTGGCGATATTCTATTTTTCGTCAACCAAGACGTGTTTGCAGTCGGCGAAGATGCAGATCATCAGCCGTTATCCCAAAATTGGGATATTCACCTCGTAAACGCGTTCACTGATGCACAAGTTGGCATCGTTGGTGCGAAACTGTTGTTTCCTGATGGCAGGGTACAGAATGCGGGGGGTAAGTTTGACGGTGGGTGTGCTCCGTTCCATATTGGCTTAGGCTACAGCAACCATCGTTATTGGGAAGTTAACACGCCGCAGGAAGTCTCGTGGACGACCGGCGCGGCATTAGCCATTAGACGCGAATTGTTTAACCAACTCGGCGGCTTTGATACCATCTATGAACGCGGTTATTTTGAAGATGTCGAATTAGCCGTAAAGGCTCGTTTAGCAGGGTACAAGGTATGGTATGAACCGCGCTGCGTGCTGATCCATCATACAGGCACTAGCGGCGGATCACCTACGTTTGCTAAGAACGCTGAAACTTTTCGCAAGCGGTGGGTGGACACGAAAATCATCAAGCCGGACATTACAGCGATTAAGGAACGATGGTGGTAGACAGTGTGTGGTATAATGGGATACAAATAAGGAAGCCGTTCGCGGTATGGTTGTACCCAACGGCAGTATGCTTAACGAGGTTTAGCACACATGAGCAGTTTGCCACAAAAGTTAAAAATCCTCATCCTCGCAGTTCACTACGAAGTCACAGGGGCGCGGTATATAGCCGACGCGTTCACGCGGTTGGGGCATGATGTTAAAACCTATGGACCATACGCGCGATTACAAGACGCGTGGGGTGTTGATGTGCCTATTAAATACAAATGGCATCCTGCTAGCATTATGGAAATAGAACAGGGGGGCAAGCCTGATCTAGTCATTATAGCGGATACTACAGCCACATTAGACTATATCCCGAAGTTTTTTCGAGATGTCCCTATTATCAAGTACGTACAAGATAACCACGTTCGCAACGTGCGCGAAGATCACATAGCGCACTACTTCCTAGCCCACTACCACGGGCAAGCGCAACCGGTGACACAACTGGACGAAACATGGCTCCCGTGTGCTACTGATCCGGTAGCATTCCCCCCGTCGTCAATCCCGTGGGATATGCGCGATTATGATGTGTGTATGATTGGTGTCATGTATCCACAGCGCGTTAAGCTGATAGAACGCCTACGCGCCGAGGGCATCAAGGTATTCGCAGCAACCGGCCTCGTCTACGACGAATACAGAGACGCGTACCACAACAGTCGCATAAGTCTATGCATGAGCGCGGCGGGTGACGTGGCGCAACGCATATTCGAAACGGCGGGTATGGGCTGCGCTGTTCTGACTGACCACTTGCTAGACTTGGATGATCCCGAAACTGCACGTAAACTCGGCTTAGGCGGTTACTTTTATTACGGTGACGAAGAAACCTGTGTGTTGCAAGTAAAAGCCTTACTCGGTGAAGAAAAGATGCTCGCACAGTTTGGCGCGTTGGCACTTCAGAAGACAGTACGCGAACGGCATACATGGGACGCGCGGTGTCAGGTGGTCGCGGATTGGTATAACGCGAACTATGGAGGCGGTACAAAACTCATTTACGGCGAAACGTATGAAAGTATGGGGTACAAGGTGACAAAAGCAGTGGCTAATTTTACAGTACAGCAACTTGACGATGAAGTTACTGACCTTGTGTTCGGCGGTGATAGTATATACGCAGATGACGGTAACAAGGTGATAGACAGCGAAAAGCAACTTTACTTCGATGACGGTACGCCAATTCCACAAGGCTCAATGTTTTTTAGGCCGGGGCAGGATTTGTTTCCAAAACCGATAGAAGAAATGGAAAAGGAGTACGGGAGTGTGGATATGGTCGAAGCAACAACGGATACGGTTTGGAAGAATGGGTCAGCCACATATTCCAAAATTGACATCACTCAAAAACCATCACCTAGACCTTACTTGAACCTTGGTTGCGGCAAAACACATTTCCCATCCGCGAAACCGGCAGGCCATGAACTCGTAGACGACGCGGTTTACAGTTATCCGCTATGGCTCAACGTAGACAAAGTGGAAGGCGTAGGCGCGGACAAAACGTTCGACCTGTTTACGTATCCGTGGCCTCTGCCTTCAAATTCGTTTGACGGCGCGGTGTTGGCACACATCTTGGAGCATGTGCCGCATGAGATTAAAGAAGCGGATCATAAGCACAATCCTCAATATGTGATTGGCGTTAAAAGTATATCTGAACGGATAGAATATCTTAAAACACTTCAGGACGGTTGGTACGCTTTCCTCAGCGAACTCTACCGCGTGCTGACACCGGGCGCACTCGTTCACATTGTTAGCCCGTATGGTCACAGTGATGGAGCCATAACTGATCCGAGTCATACACGATACCTGACGATTAACACGTTTACCCACAGCATGACACCGGAAATTAGCGACGGTAGCACGTTCAAGTACAATAATGGCGGCATCAACTTTCAGATTGACGGTGAGCCACAATATCGCATTACGGAGATGTTTCACCACCTTGTGCCTACGGCTAACGACTCGCAGGAAGTTGCGGACGCAAAACGCCACCAAATGCAGTACGAGATGCAAACGCGCATTAACGTGGTATATGATTTCTACTTGAAGCTAAAGGTTGTCAAATGAACGAGATCATAGCCGAGTATCTTGCAGATGCAACAAAGGTGACAGATACGGAGCCTAATAAAGGGTATGACGAAGTCGCAATGTTTTACAACGAAAATGACCATGAAGGATCGGATGCTTTTATGGGAAAAAACGGGGCTTATGGAACGCATCCTATCGTCCTTACCAAAGCAGACATTGACCGCTTACAGAAAGGCGGTGAAATGATCGTGTGGGGGCAGGGCGAATATAGTGTAATCATATTCTACAGAGAAAGTTTACCATAATGTCTGTCACAATGACCGTCAACGGACTCGACGCGGTACAAGCGTGGGCTTCCGAGCTACATACCACCATGACACAAGCGGCAGCGGCAGCGGTGTTAGACGTGAGCCAAGACGTTGCATCTAAAGTCGAAATTGCTATGCCGGTGGATACCGGGTGGGCGCAAGCACGGTGGGGCAATCCTGAGATGTACGGCTTTTGGGAAGTCAGCGACGATGGGTTGCAAATTGAGCAGGGCAGCGACTTATCTATGATTGATAAGTATGAGTACATCATCCGCCTGAATGAAGGCAGCAGTCAACAAGCGCCTGCGGGTTTCATTGACGTGTTAGCCGAAAACGGCGGTGATAAACTGGAAGCGCAGTTGAACGAGATAGCCGATAGGGTGGACTAATGACAACGGTACACGTAACAAGTGATTTCAACGTAGAGGCATCTATCAACGCCGCCCTACAAACCGCGTTTAATGCCGTTTCTATGCCTGCGTGGTTGTCAACGCCTGCGGTTGTCTACGATTGGCCTGAAATCACCGCAAATACGCCTTGCTTCTCGATTATCCACTACACCAACGCGTTATCCGATAACTATCAAGGGCGTGGCGACGGGGCGGGTAATAGCACGGTTCGCGCAAGCGGGTTGATGGAGGTGAGCGCATGGGTATCACGCGATCAGAAGTACAACGGGCAGGATGTATGGGCGGCACGTATTCGTTTCATGGAGGGCATGATTAACAGTGTGTTTACCGCTAATCCGGTGATCCTGATTAAAGACTATATGACTTCGCAAACGTCACCAACTGCCACCGCGTACAAGGTAAACATGAAAAACGTTAACTTTATTCAGGTGGCGGATGATCCGAACCCGGCTATCAGAAGGCGGAAAGCGTTGATTAGCTACTTTTGGGACTTGAGGGCATAAGATGTATGTACTTGTAGAAAAAGAAGATATTGGGACATTGTTTTTCGGGATATTCAGTTCCACTGAAAAGGCAAAAGAAGCTCTTGAGCAATATTTTGATGCTATCCAAATCGAAGGACAAGCGATCATGAAACCCACGTATAAATACGAAGACGCGGGCTACGGGTGTTTTAAGGTGTTTATATCAGGGTGGGGTGAATCAGTGTATGAACTGTTATTACCACCAATCGATCAGTATTATGAAGATAAGTAATTAACCGCATTTCGCGGATTACACAATAATCGGTAAGAATAACACTCGCATAAGCGGGTGTTTTGTTTTAGGAGAATAGACATGTCTGAAGTACGCGTTTTCGCTGAGGGTACTTTTCGAATTGTGCAAGCAAGCGCAACCGGGCGCTCATGGGCAACCGGAAGCGCACCGCCGAGTGCTTTGATGGCTTTTGTACAGAACGGGTTTTCGTTTACCAGCGCCCAAACGGTGACAACGATTATGGATCGCGGTATCCCGGATCATCAGAAAATCACTGAAAAAGCACCTATTAAGGTGACGATGAGCCAATTGCTCACGAACCAAACTGGACAGTTGCCAATGGTGACGTTGACTGCGAGTGGCACAACCGTTCCAATGGTTCATGCTGAGTGGAAACAATTGGCGGGTGAAGTCGGCGCAGGTAGCGCGGTATATTACCAATTTTACGGCGTGGCAACTGAGTCGTTCAAAGCCACTGAAGACAGCAAGGGCAATAAGGGCGATTACTCGTTCGTGTGCCTCGGCTACACAGGACCGACGGGTTCTGGGTTTTTGTCGTGACAATAATTGTCTCTGTATAGGAGGCTATTATGCCTGAAGCCTTTAGTTGGATGGAGGGTAACATTTGGATATACACGGGCAATGCCGCGCCTGCTACATCCGCCGTGTTTGCCCTCGCCAAAGATAGCAAGCTCAACGTTACACGCGGGTGGGACAATCGCGCCGCCGCAAACGGCACGTATTACGACCACCTGACAGGCCAACGCGCGGATGTGTCGATTGGACTTGTGTACACGGTGGACGCAACCATTGCGAAAATCCACGAAAGCGCAACAGCGGTACACATGAAGTTCTTGCAGACAAATGCCATCGGTTCCGGTGGCTATTTTCTTTACAGTGGGCGCATTGACTCGCTGCAATATGCGGGTAATGAGAAAATGCCCTTTATGTACACAGTAGCCATTCACGCGAATGCGTGGTCGGCTTTTTAGGAGTTTTGATGACTAAAAAAACAGACGCGCCAACCGCGCAACCTATCCCACTGGCAACTTTAGCGGACTTGGAATGTGCGACGATTACAGTAGAAATCGAATTATCGGACGGCGTACCGTTACTCGTGCCGTGCAAGCTTATCCCGCAGTGGAAACTTGTACAAATTGGTAGTGTTGTGCCGAACGCGCAGCCGCCGCTTGTGGACTATGCCGCAGGTGGTAAGCCCGTTTACAACTACAGCGACCCCGGCTATATCGCCGCGCAAATGGAAGTGAACTTTAGGCGTAACTGCTTACAACTTGCCGCGATGATCCAAATTGAGATACCCGATGCGGACACCAATGAAAAACGCGCCGATTACATCCGTGATAACTTTGATCCGCGTGTAACGGAAGGGTTAGCTGGCATCATTAACCAGCAAATAGAGAGAGTGAAGGCGCGTATATTGACACGCGCCGAAACGTTTCTCGGAGGATGAACTTTCCATCTTGCAACTGTGCGACCGCTATGGGTGGACTTACGCACAGTGGTATGCACTGTCTGAAAATGAGCAAATTGACAGACTCGCCTATGAACAGCGGCGGAAATATTTCCTCGAACAAATTGACAAGAGTTTCATTGACCGCATAGACAGCGGGCAAGCGATAGAACACACCGCCTACATTATGAACCTGATTGAATTGTACGCACGATAGGGGGCACCATGAAAACGCTTATCACGATACTCGGCGCGTTGGCACTTGTCGGCGGTATTTTGCTATTTGGCGCAGCGCTGCTCACGCCGTCGCAATACCCGCTTGCAAGCGCGTCAGCAATTCAGCTTTCGCAGGTTTATGCACAAGCCACCTATTACGCGGTGCTTTCTGTTGCCGCTTTTGTGTTCGCCGGTGTGCTACTGATTGCAACAAACGATGACAGCGAAGCGTGATTTGTGGTATAATTGATGGAATAAAAAGTGACACCCGCACTACGCAAATAGTCGGGTGTCTGAGTAGCTAAAAGGACTTAGCAACTATGGATAATGATACCACGTTATACTGCATTTACCGCATTGTTTGTTTTACAACAGGGAAATGTTATGTAGGACAAACAAACAACCCTCGGTTGCGAAAAACAACGCACTTTTCCAAGTTAAAAAACAATACTCACTACAATGGCTATTTACAGGCGGCTTATAACAAGTACGGCGCGTCCTCGTTCTATTTTGAAATATTAGAGACTGATATTTCAAAATCTGCCATTAATTCTAGGGAAATATATTGGATTGATTATATCGGCAAATCGTGCGAATTATACAATCTAACACCCGGTGGGTTTGGAGGAAATGGGGCAGGGCGACCATGTACTTGGAATGGTGTTGAATATCGCAGTGTGGCGGAAGCTGCTCGTGCGAACAATATGGTACTTGAGAAAATGCAAAGCCGAATAAGAAAAGGATACATGCGCGATTCCGATGTTGTTGACCTTCAAAAACCTGTTATTTGGAACGGGATTGAATATAAAAGCCAAAGTGAAGCTGCTCGTAACCTTAAAATAACTCGTGAACGCCTACGTTATTACATAGCGCAAGGATACGTTTGCGACGAAGATATAGGAAAATTTGTTACAGGAAAGCTGTGTAGTTGGAACGGTATTCAATATCTTACTGTAAAAGCAGCAGCAACAGCAAATGGAATTGAACACGCAACACTTTGTAATTACATAAAACGTGGTTATCAATGTGATGCTGATATTCCCCGAAAACGGCACAAGCTTAATTCTTAAATCAGTTCTACTAATCAAGATTAAAAAACACCCAATTGGGTGTTTTTTAATCTAAGGGAATTCCCATGTCGCGCGATATTACAATAACGCTTCGTGTAGATAATCAGGCAAGCCAGCCACTTCAGCAGTTTAATACTGACATAGCTGGTATTAGTACGTCTTCACAGCAATTGACAAACTCTACAAAGGAGACAGGTACATCTCTTGACACCGTTGCCAATAATGTAGGGAAAATGGCTTTGGCATGGGTCGGCTGGCGTGGCATCAATGCCGTCAGCGACATGTTTCAGTTGGGGCAGTCGGTTAATATTGCCTCCTCAACTTTTGGAGCGCTCACGTCCGGCATTGGTGGCTCACAAGTCAACTTGCAAGCGTTGCAAGAGGCAACGGGCGGCGTAGTCGATAACATGACGCTGTTGGCAGGGGCTAACAAGCTGCTGCAAATGGGGCTTGTCACCAACACCGACGAACTCAGTAGTATGTCCAGTATGGCAGTGAAGCTCGGCGCTACAATGGGCATGGATGCAACCAAAGCCATGTCTGATTTTAGTTTGATGTTGGCTAATAACAGCATCATGCGCTTGGATCAATTCGGCATCAGCAGTGGACGTGTCAAGGAACGTATTCAGGAGTTACAAGATGCAACCGCAGGGTTAAGCCGTTCTGACGCGTTTAAAATGGCGGTGATGGAAGAAGGCGCTAAGGCGCTAGACCGCCTCGGCAATGCGGCAACAGCGGCGGAAACGCCAATTAACCGTATATCGGCAAGCATTTCGAACATGGCGCAGTCGTTTAGTGCTAACTTCTCGACAGGTGCAAACAGTCTAGTTGGTATGATCCAACTTGCAGCGGGATCGTACCCCGGGCAGCAAGACGCGGCAAATGCTAAAGCTTTTGACTCTGCTAAATTTGGCCAACAGTTTGCAACAACACCCATTAACTTTGACACCATGCAGGGTTATTTGGATATGGCGGGTGTAAGTAAAGGAAGCGATGCTTTCGTTTCGCAGCTTATGTTTACAGTTGCGGAAGCACTCAAAAATGACCCTAATGCAGACGTAGGAAAACTTGTTGCTGATAAACTTGCACAGGGATGGGCAAACGGCGAAAAAGTCGGTCCACAAGACGTACAAGGCTATATTGACGCATTCAATGCAACATGGGGCGATGCAACCGCCATGATGGAAATTGAAGCCAAGAACAAAAACGCCAAACTACAAAAAGAGTTGTACAAATCACTTTTAGCCGGTGACAGTGGACGCGATTATGAAAAACCCGTAGACGTACAAGCGGAACAATATGCCGCACTGTTAGCACTACCTGATGAACGTCAAGCCAGCGTGGCAGCGCAGCGGGAAGCGCAAATGTTAGCAGACAGTTTTCATAATGCGATGAATGGGGTAAGCGGTAGTCTGACAAGTGCGTTCGGGACAATGGGTTTCGATACGCAATATATGGATACGTCATTATTCACGCAGAAACTTGACCCGCAAATCATGCAAGATATGGTTCCTAAATACATGGAACAATCTAACGCGGACGCGATTACAAAGGATTTACGCACAGCGCAAGATGAGTTTGCTAAACTTCAGGAAATGTCAGATAAGAAGCTCATCCCTGACGCGCAGCTTGAAAACGCCAAAAACATGGTTGATAACCTTGACGCTATGGCAACTCAGGCGCAAAAAGCCGCCGACGCGTTCAAAAATCTTACGTTAGGTGAAGCATTCGGGCAGACCTCAGGTGGCATGAAGGGCGAAATGACCGATATGGTCATTCAGCAAATGAAAGATAAGGGCTATGGAAAAACAGCCATAGCCAATATGCAAAATGAACTAGACATGAGCAGTGGTCGTCAGACCGAGTCTAGTGAAGTCATGAAAAACCAAATAGTCCCGATGATAGCAAAAATGACAGCTAAACAAGCTGCTGTCGCGCTGTCTAACGTGGATGCGTTCCTCAAGGAAGCCACATTGCAGGGCATGAGCGAGGAACAAATCGCGGCTATGTTACCTGAAGTAGTCAGCTTCGATCAAGAGAACCACACGCGCGACATCACGCAAAAAGAAATTGATGCACAGCGTGCCAAGTGGGAAAAGGATCAAAAGAAAGAAAAGAAGAAAAACAAAGACGGCACCTATGACTACACAGGTCGCTTTCTTGACGATCTTGGCAAGGTAGTTACGTTCACACCCGACATGAATCAGAAAGTGAATTACACCACATTTACAGGTGGTGCGGACTTTTCTCAAGGCAACAGTATGCAAGAACTGATTGCTATGTTAAGCGGTAACAATATGGCGCAACCGGGAAACGGCATGGGCGGCGCGGGGAGCATCTTTGACGACGAAAAGACACGCGGCAAGGGTAAAGGCGGCAAGAGCGACGGCGCAACGCCTACGGCGGCTATGGCGGGTGACTTGGTGAACATCAAAAAGGATAGCGTTGACATCAATAAGAACTTTGACATCCTCGACAAAAGTGTATCCAGCATCCAAAAGGCGGGTACAACGTTTGCCAAGGCGATTGAAAGTTTACCTGCTGTCAAGACGATTACGCTCAAACTATCGGCAGATGATCCGTCAGGCATACTTGGGTTACTCAAAGCATCACTTGGAGGCGGAAGCATGGCGGAAATTGTGAAGAATAACGGCGGTAATGTGCCGGGGGCGGGTGTTTAAATGGTAGCAGCGGTATACGAGTTAAAAGTTGATACGCGGCGCACGGGTACATATGCGGCGGCGGCTGATGACTTGACAAGCCGCCTCATCGGGCAAGCGACGTTTGGTGAGGGTATGAACAGCGCTTATCAAGACTTTGCACAACCTGCCCGTGCGACGTTTCAGCTAGACAACAGCGATGGCGCGTTTAACCAGAACGTAGACAGCACTTACTCGCCATCTGTCACGGTGACAGGTCCTTTCTTTTTTTCGTCGCTTGGTGCGGTTGTTTCAAATGCGATTGCTACTGTAACAATAGGCAAAACGTATAAGGTTGAATTTACGTCAACGATGGTCTACCCAAGTATTCCAAACTTGGGCTATTTAGGCGTTTACGACGGCTCGACGCGCGTCGGTCCGAGTATTCATGGCTATGCAGATCATGTCTATACGCATGGTGACACAGCACAGACGTACTATGTGAATGCTGAGACGACAACGCTCTACCTTAAGTCCACTGGTAAATGCGATTTCTATGTCGCACAAGTCACCGTTACTGAAGTCACCAAATACGGTAATTTGATGCTGGAAGGCACAATAGCGCGGTTGCGGATGACGGTTAACAGCACCACGAAGACACTGTACGAAGGGCGTATTGATTCGCTCGACTTGTCTGCGGGTTCTACGAGTCGCCGCGTAGCCACATTGACACTCAGCGATCCTATGCTTGATTTATTGGATACCGAGGCGACTATCCCGTTGTATACCAATATCACGCCGGACACCGCAATTTCTAACATTCTTGACTTGGCTGTTATTCCATTACCGTACATTGATAGTTATTGGATGCTCGGCATTGAAGGCGCAAGCGAACTAGGTGAGACAACTTACATATTCAGCAAAGGATCACCGGAACTAGGAGCGGGATCGACTACTTATAACTATGTAGGCGATAACACGATTGGAGACGGAAAAGCGGTTAGTGTCCAAACGTTGTTACGCGATATTGTAGCGGGGGAGATATACGGGCGGTTTTTCTGGAAGTCAAGCATTGCTAACTTCTGTTTTCAAGCCCGGTCACTTGACTTCAACAACTGGAACACGTCTATTTTTACCATGACAGATGCTGACTATGAGGTTGACGCATCGGTTTACACCCGCGCACATGTCACCAATAAATCGTTTGTGACTTATCAACCGCGCAAGGTGGGTACGCCCGCAACGGTGCTATGGAGCGCTGATGATGTGCCATTTACAATGGGCGCAACCAAAAAGAAAATCGTCGCACGGTTCAGAGACGTAAACAACGAATCCGCACGCGTCGGTGCAACGGATGTTATCGCGCCTGTTGCCAACACAGACTACACCATTGTAATGGCAGGTGGTACGGGCGGTGACGTTTCCGCAAGTGTAGGTGTCTCGGCATTGATAGGTGCAAACAGCGCTGAAATTACGATTGACAACACCAATAATTCATTTGCTATCCGTGTAACGTCCCTGCAAATTAGAGGCACACCGCTAACCACATTTGACCCGCGCACGTTGGAAAGCGAAATGGAGTTGAGCCAACGGGATTTGAAGGTTGCGCCGGAACGGTTGAATTACCGTCTCATTGACACTGAAAACGTCGCGCAATCGGTAGTGGATTACGTCGCACGAAAGAACAATTATCCCACATTCGTATTTGACAAGGTGACGTTTATTGCCAATAAAGCGAGTAACCGCTTTGATTTTATCCTCAATGGCGATATAGGCGACACGGTAACCGTAACGAATGGATGGCTCGGCTACTCCAAGATTCACGGCATCACCGGCATTAAGCACACGATTACATGGGGCGGTGACCACACGCACCAAGTTACTTTTCAATTACGTCCATCCACGTTTGACCATGCGTGGATACTTGGCACAAGCCTACTCGATGTAGACACTATTCTTGTATTCTAAAAAGGAAAATACGCTATGACTGCTGTATGGACTGCTGACCGCACTTGGACAACGGGCGAATTAGTGACCGCTGCTATCATGAATACTTACATTCGTGATAACCTTGACTTCCTCAAAACCCCTGCCACAAGCGGCAAGGTGACATGGGCAGCCGATTTCACAACGGCAAGCGCGTCTTTTGTTGACGTGACAAGCGCGACCACTACGTTTACGACTTATGGCGGTGGTGTAGATGTCATGATTCGTATTACAACGCAATGCAGCGCGACATCAACAGCGACATTCAATCTTGTGGTAGATGGCAGCACAAACTATCTACTTGGGGCATTTAAATATTCTGTAATCACTTCCGATTATGTAATATATTTGCCTGAACATATACCCGCGCTGTCTGCCGGTTCACATACTATAAAATTGCAAGCAAAGGTTTCGTCGGGGACAATGACCATTCGAGGTACTACGGCGGCGGTGGGTGATCCATTGTTTTACTGCCGTGAAGCAGGCGCGTAATCAATACGTGCTATAATAACAACTAAAAAGCGGCTTGAGGCAGGCGTTGCACCTGCCCGGTCGCCTAACCACTGTCCACGAGGAGGACAATAGATTTGAACAGTTTACCACAGTTAAGAAAAGTAAAGAACAACAATAAAGCGGTGAATCGCTATGGATAACAACACTGAGACACCACCTGCGATAACCGACAGCGAGATTATTCGCATTGTACAGCCGGAACTTGACGCACTTGAAAAGCGGCTATCTTCAGACAATCGCGCTATGATTGTAGCAGCTTTGTCTACAATACCATCTGAAGACACAGTTAAGCGCATGATTGACGACCAAGTAGCCAACGCGCGTAAAGAATTGCTTGAAAGCATCAACTCCGTGGTTGGCAGCGTTAACTCAATCGACATGCACTTGCGGCAAGCTGAAGGCAGTTTTAGCGAGGCCAAAAAGACGCTAGGACTTGCCGTTGAAAAATTTGAAACGTTTGTTGCTAGAGGTGAAAGTATGTTCGCATCACTTGAGGAGCGTCAAAACTCAGTCGATAAGGACGTGTTAGCACTGAGTACCGAAGTTGCCACCGTTCGCAATCAAGCCGGTATCAACCGCATTGAACTTGCACAAACAACAGATCACCTAAACGACTTAAAATTTGATGTACACGGTGACCCAAGTAAGCCGGATATGCCGTCATTATTTAAGGCGATTACGTCTACCAACGAAAGCGTAAGTCAGCTTAACGCGCGTGTGGCAAAATATGACACTGTAGCAGACGTTTTAGCCCGTATCTGGCAAAACAAAGTAGGCAAGGCGGTTATCATGCTTATGCTGAGTGCTTTTGCTACCGACATGGTGTATACGGCTACTAAGATCATTCAGGCGGTGTTAGCCGGCGGTAAGCTACCATGATAACCACTGTCAAGATTGGTGCGTTACAGTATGATGTCAAGGAAACGGTTGATCTTAAGCGCGTTGAAGATGGCGCGATGCTGTATGGGTATATTCATCATCTAACACAGCAAATTGAAGTTGAAAAAGAGATGACAGCGCCTATCCAAAAGATTGCGCTTTTGCATGAAATACTACACGGGATTATCCATCAGTCGGGCATTATCTCAGATGACGAAGAGCAGTTCATTATCGCCATTAGCCACGGGCTTTATGCACTGCTGCGAGATAACCCGCACGTTATACAGTACATCGTGGGAACAACGCTATGACACTCCTCCGCGCACTATGGCGCAAGTTCACGCGCTGGCTGTTTGGTTCGGAGCCTGATAACCCGCGTTGGTGACTGTTACTATCTGTAAGAGGTTGTTTTGTGATATAATTGTTCTATCGTAAATGAAAACCCACGCTTACTACGTGGGTTAGATAACCAAAGGAAAACACCCTTATGGCTACAGACAGTATACAGCAACTATCATTCCTCGACAATCCAAAAGACAACCGCCCATTACCTCTCATCATTGCTAATAATGAAGCATTTCCGCTACAACATTACAAGCCAACTGCTACCCAACCTAACTATCTTTACAGCGTGCAAGACTGGATAGGGGGGATCGCATTGACGGAAAACCCTCGCGATTTCTGGAATAAGCTTAAAAAACGAACTGTAGATGTCGCGTCTACAGTTCAAAAACTCCCCTACAAATCTTCAAACGGCAAAACTTATCAAATGGATTTTGCAACCGATGAAAACCTGTATCGGATTACGCAGCGGATGGATACCAACACGGGTATTCGTAACAAAGTCTTAGACTATCTTGCTAAAGCAGGTGTCAAGTTAGACGAATACCGTATTGATCCAGAACTAGCCGTAAATGATGCGATGGGGCAATACATCACAGATGGTAAATCTGATAGTTGGGCGGAAGCACGCGTACAAGGCATTGTTACTCGTAAGCGTTTCACAGATGCGCTTAAAGCCGCTGTTATGGACGCACCTGCTAATTTATACGCAGTGGGTACGGAAAACGTTTATAAGGGGTTATGGCAACGAACAACAGCACGATTGCGAGGGGAGCTAAACCTTACACCTAAACAGAATGTGCGCGATTCAATGAGTGAGTATGCGCTAGTGTATACTCGATTGGCTGAAATGCTGGCAACTGATCAAATTCAAAATGCTGAAACGGTATCCATGACGGTTGCATCTGATATAATTTATCGTGCTGCCGGATTAATTCGCCAGCAAGCAATTCAAACCGCCGAATTTTTGGGAATTGATTTGTTCACGGGGATTAAATACCTAAAGTAAAATACAATTGCTAGGTGTCGGCTCCAATCCGACACCTAGCGAACAGAGGCGCAATGACACCGAATAGCTACTTGACCCTGCATATACTTGCTGATGGATGCGTAGACAGCGACATAAACCGCGCAGGGCGATTTCTAGCGCGTTGTGGGTGTAAATACTACAACCTCACTACAGCATCGCGCTATGGCGAAGCTGAGAAGATTATCCGCCTCATTCATGAGCAAGCGCCTAATGCGCGTTGTATTTGGCGTGGGTGGCCTTCCGATGCGCTAAACGATGGCGAAATATGGCGACGGGTAACCCCTCAAGAATGGGTTAACTTTCGCATTGCGCCTAACATCAGATGGATTAAAGAATTCAGCGTAATACCGCTTACGTGCAATGAAGTTGGCGTTACAGGGGCAGAAGCCCGACAGTGGGCGCAATGGGAAGCAGACTGTATAAAACTCGCCTACGAACAGTTTCAGACACGTATAGCCGTTATGCGTTTCTCAACTGGCAACCCCCTTGAATCGGAACACGACAACTATAACAGCGTCCTAACAGCGGCAGGGACGTACAACGCTATTGTCAGTCCCAATGAATACACGTCTGTCAGTTCTAATGTAACGGATCATTGGCATGTTGGGCGCTATCGTTGGATAGTAGCGCAGCAAGATAAACTAGGTGTCAAGCGTAGCGAAATTGTCATCGGCGAATATGGCATTGCTAAAGTAAACGCTGACTTTTCGCTCGATCCGTATAACGGTTATGGCGCGATAGGCGTTAA